CTGCGCTTGCACCGCCGCCACCTGCGCCAGTATCATTTGAGGCTGATCCATTACCGCCATTGCTACCCTGTCCAGATGTTGCAGAGCCACCAGTAGTAGATACTCCAGACGCGCCGCCTCCAGAACCACCATTGCCACCATTGCCACTGCGACCACCTCGACCACCACCAATCGAAGTAGTAGTGTGAAAAACACTATTTGATCCAGCAGTGGAAAGAGTACCGTCTAAACTAGAAGAAGTTCCTCCTGCGCCAACCGTTACGGCATACGCCGTACCCACCAAAAAAGATTGTGCAGTAAGCTCACGATAACCGCCCGCACCACCTCCACCACCACCGGCGTGTTGACCGCCACCACCACCACCCGCTATAACAAGGAAGTCGGCAGTAACAACTTTGCCAGCGTAAGAGGCAAAAAGTGCCTGAATAATTCCTGTCATGTCAGATTCGATCCAGAAATTACCCAAGTTGTGCTTGCAATTTTTACTGCGGTTGCAATACCCCATTGGGCAAGAGTTCTATTTCCAGTAGCTCCTGTCGATGACAAGTACAAAGTGTCCGTTGTCAAAGCAACAGTAACCGCATTAGCAGAACCATTCACAATCGTAATAGCTGTACCAATAGTAAACGCGACATTAGAATTTGCTGGAAATGTATACGTTGCCGCAGCTTGGCCTGTTGGGTGATAAATTTGTTTACCCGCATCTCCAATAACAACGTTGTAATTACCGTTTTGGATATTTTGTGGGATGCCCATGTAGCCAACAACATTAACGCTATCTGATGTTGCATTAGAAGCATTGGCACTAATTGAGCCGCTGCTAATCGTAACGTTAGATAACGTTAAATTGCCGATAGTCGTTGCAGTATTTCCCAACCCGATTGTTGTATTACCAATCGTGACGTTACCAACGGTACTTGTTCCGCTTTGAATAGTAACGTTTGCCAACGTCATGTTATTGAGCGTCGTTACTGTATTGCCTAGCTGAATGGCTGTATTGCCTAATGTAATTGTTGTAGCAAAATTTGCATCTAGCTGTGCTAATGGAATTGTCGATGTTACATTTGCAAATATATTGGGTACTGGCATTTAGAACCTCGCTCTCAATTCATGCTCAAACTCAAAACCGTTAATTGTGAATGGAGTAACGCTGCCATCTAGCGTGATCCCCAAATACTTACCAAACATCTTGGCATCTTTCTTATACAAAAAATAACCGCCACCAGCACTATTTGGAGCAGCCCATCCAATAATATTACCCAATCCGTTAGACCAAGAAATTGGCGCTCCTAGATTGTTTATCCAAATAACTGAGTTAGAAAAATCTATTGCTGGCGATTGCTGATTTTCTGAATCAACATACGCATCAAAAATAATTGCTTCATTACCAAGAGTTGCTTCAATGCCAATCTTTAATGCCTGCTTGTCACGGATTGGATCACCCATTGGCAACAAAGCAGTTTCTAATATCATCTCTACCGGATTCAAAACATTTTCATAAAACTGGAATAGGTTTTGACCTGAAGTTCCATATAAATTTAAAAATCCCGATTTAAAAGCTGGCACTACATAATAACAATCGCTTAATTGGTTTGTGAAGAACCATTTGCGCTCAAAGAAAGCTGCTTGCAACCAACGTTCTGTACCATCGTCGTTAAATTTAAAGTTAAATACGGCGCAAAGAATATTGTTAATTAAGCATTGACCACCAGTAATTTCTTCTGCAAAGTTAATTAACGGAAACACACCATCTAACGGATCGCTAATCTTGGTTGTGGTTGCGCCAACCAGTGCATACACGCCGTATTCGTTCATAAACAATACCGAACGGAAATACGGAAAGATAGCGTGTTTTAACGACGAACCTACCGACGCTGATACGTTAGTGTTGGTAAATAATGAAGTACCGCTAGTCGAGTCAATTCGCACATCCGAAAATACGTTGATGCTGTCTTCGCCAAACACATACAAAAAGTTATTCGCAGAAAGAATGCGAGTAATAACCGTGCGCAAGGTGGAGTCACTGATCGTCAAAAACCCTGCTGACGCATTTATAAAGTCATTGTAAGTATCTGCCGCCGTGTAATACACAGTTCGGTCTTGAGCAATCCAAGTGCGCCCAGAAAACGTCGCAATGTCTGATCCGCTTTGGTTTAAGATCGTGCAAGTCACATTGGCATTGGTACCAGCGCCAGCAATCGTCACCGTTGGCGGCGAGGTATAACCTGTGCCAGCCTCGGTAACAATAACCTCAGATACCGCATTAGCAACAATAACCACCCTGCCTGTTGCTTGGACACCATTGGCTTCATTTGGAGAGCCAAATGTTACTGTCGTATTGGCTGGCAAATAGCCGCTTCCAGCGTTATTGATTGTTATGGTATTGACGCTGCCAATAGATAGCAGATTAACGCCATCCCACGTTTTATAGCCTTTTACGGGGTCAATAATCAGGGCGCGTTCATTGCGCCACTGCGTAATCATTACATCCGAATTTGAAAACGTATTCGCTGCCGCAATGTTGCCTTGCGCACCCGTCGTAATATTGACGTATTGCGCTGAACCATTGTTTTGGAAGGCCAACACATATTCGTTATTGTTGATATTGACCGAACCCATGAAGCTAACGTTTGCTGCAAAAGCAACGTTAGCAAGCTGTTGGTTGCCGGGAACAATCTTTAGATTGCCAAAACCGATTGGCTGGATATTTTCCAACCAGCTAAATTCGCCATCGCCAATAACCGTGCGGTTATTTTTGGTATTAAGACCCTTAAAGTCTTTGACTACGGCATAACTTTTTTTCTGTTCCGCCGCCGCCATGCTAGTACCCCGCTGTGTAAGGTGTGGGTAGCCTGCGCGTAAAGGTTGTGTTCAGAGCTTCCATAACGTGCTTGCTGTATTCCTGCTTGAATATTTCAGCTTCGCCGTAGGACTGCTCTTGGTATTTTGCTATGTAAGCGGCGTAAAAAGGCACCGCTTCAGTAAATGGGGTAGGTAATGTTTCAACTTCAGAACCGCTGACCATTGGATCAACCAAGACAACGGTATCAATCTCCATTTGATATTCTTGATCTGGCTTGGGGCCAATAAAAATCTTCTTTGGGCCGTACATAGAAAACCCTACGGGGCGACCCGTATAGTTTTGCCAGTAACGTAGTTGCGCATTAAAGTCTGTCCAAGGAAGGTAATACAGCGGAATGCGAGAGTTTCCCCAATAGAGGATTACATTCAGCACATCGACGGTATTAACGCCTTCTGGTAGGTCGGCAAAGTCGATGGTTTCGACGTTGTAAGGTACAGTGTGATTCTGCAAAACGCGATTGCACCCTGTGTCTCGGACAAGGGTGTTACGCCCATCGTTTATGTAATCCGTTAGCTCTGCATCTGTCCAGAAGTTCGCATTAACGTCATGCAATAAACGCCGGGTTTGCGTTATATAACCTGACAGCGTATCTGCCATGATTAACCATTAAGATTTGCAACTTTCGCCGCACCCTTTGCCTTTGGCATTGGGGCGGCTACTCGTTCCACCACTGGGGCTGACAAGTGGACTGGTTTAATAGGCTCTTCATTAGACGAAGCTGACTCTCTTGAAAAGGAGAAATGACCCAGTTTTTCCATTGCCATGTTGAACTGGTTGCTCATCTTCATCCATCCAAGCCTAATAAGATACGGCTCTTTATTGTCATCGCCATAACCAAAAATATGCTTTGCTGCAACTTCAGGAATCTCCACCACTTTATTAGGCTCGAAGTGGTACACCGTACCATCCAAAGCGTCAGAAAATGGCTCAGAACCGTTGTTACAAACAAAGATTATGGTCATAGCGAGACAATATCTCCATAAAGGGCAATATCGCAGGTAACTGCGGCATTGACCGAACAATTAACATAAAGCACGCGGGCAGTTTGAACATCAGTGTTTGCAGCAGAAGCCAATGTCAAGTCATCAAACTTAGTTGTGCCAGTTGCGGCACTCAAGGCTTGATCGGCTGCAATGGCAGTGCCCCCACCGCTTGCGGCGGTGAAGACACCCACATTGGCACCACTTGCATTACCACTAAAGTTAGATAAAACTATCCGACGCACAATGTATCTCGTTGCGGCTTGAGCAACCAGAGTTGTAACATCGCCCGTTGCGCTCAAACTTACTGCTGTTTGATTTGCAAGACGAACGTTGCCAAACGAATCTGGGTACTCATGGCCTACTGCATTTGCGTCCATAGTTCCCCCTTATGCGTAGGTTTCGCCAGCAGCTTGACCGCCGTTAATATCCAGCAGAGTCACTGTTGCATTGCCAGAAGAGTTCTTAGCATACACATTGACACCATCAGAAATAACAACGCCACCAGTGTTAGCCGCCATAACGGTAGCATTGGAGCTGCCGTTATATGCCAGCACAGTAACGTTAGCGGACGGGAACATGACATAGATACCTGCCGGAATGACAGTACCGTTGCCAGTTGCCACTGCATTAACAGTAACAGTCTGAAAGTAAGCGCCGGGAGTATTGCTTTGAGCGCCAGCCAGAATGATTTTATTGGTTGCGAGAGACATGTTTTCCTCCTTACAGGCTCAAAGAGTTGTAGCCCGTAATCTTCGTCATGGCTTTCGGCTTGGTGTTTACCAGTTCTGCAATCATCAGAACTGCACCAACGTAACCAATCTGGAAATTAGGAAGCGTAGACTCAAAGCCAGTGAAAGCGAACGATGCCTGCTCATGAATATAGAGCGAGAGATAATTCGTGTTCAGCAGGTAGAGAGTACCTTCTGGGCAATATGGGTCAGGATAGATAGGCACGCCAGCAACCATCAGGGCGCGGAACGCAGCCTGTGGGCCATTGGCATCGCCATCAAAGCCGGAGCCGGGTGTAATCATGTAACTCTCTTGGCCTACATAATCCTGCGCCAAAAGTGTCCATGTACCAAAGCCGCAAACACCAAAAGTCGGAACTTCAGCGCCGTTCTTTACGGTGCCGGAGATGTATTGCAGAACGTTTTGACGGGTTGGATTAACCGAACCGGCTGCGTACTGCTTCGACTTCCACCATGTGTCCGTTGTACGGTTGATGTTACCGTAGGTTGCGGTACCAGTACCATCATCAACTGCCGCAGGCAGACCGATGAATTGCTGGTTGTTGGTGGTGTTGTTGTATAACGCAGTTGCCATCGAATCCATCATCACGTTGGTCGCATCGTTCATGCGAGCTTCGATCAGAGGGATGATTGCGTAGTCCTGCTGAACTGCGCCTTCCATGCCGAGGAACGGCACTGGCGACACCAGCAGTTTCAAGTTAAATTCAGCTTGGTAAGCACCCTGCTGAACGGAAGGCTGTGCGAACGAACCGGAATAGTCCGACCACTGAGCATTCACGAATTGAGAACCCTGAACAGGCACCGACACAGACGACACACCGCCAGAAGCAGTCTGCGAGTTTGCGATCAGCGCCGCCATCAGGGGCGTTGAGTTGTAGATTTGTACGACCAACTTCGGGATAAATGCCCGACGAGTGACGTAGGTCAACTCGTTGTACTGATTAGTACCCGAAGCCGGAAGAATGCCGCCACCAATAGGCATAATTTAC